CAGGATCTGCTGGTGCTGCTGGTGCTTCGGGTGCTGCTGGTGCTTCGGGTGCTGCTGGTGCTTCAGGATCTGCGGGTGCTACTGGTGCTTCAGGATCTGCGGGTGCTGCTGGTGCTGCTGGAAGATCAGGTGCTTCAGGATCTGCTGGTGCTTCAGGATCTGCTGGTGCTGCTGGTGCTTCAGGATCTGCTGGTGCTTCGGGTGCTGCTGGAAGATCAGGTGCTTCGGGTGCTGCTGGTGCTAGAGGAGCAACGGGTGCTGCTGGTAAAGGACCAGACAAATCTCAGAATCCAGACTTTGATTGGGATATACCTGGCGGTGGTGGAAAACAAAATGTATATGAAGGAACTCGTGAAGAGGATTTAGTTGATGAAGAGATTGATGAAAGGATATTACGAATTATTGGATTAGATGATACTATTGGTATCGACTATGCAACTTACAGAACTCTCTTAAGAGAGAAGATGGCAGAAGGCAGGATGGGTAAGACCACCATGTCTAATGAGGAAGTTGAATTAATTACAGAAGAATGGAAGAGAGTTAAGGGTAAGGTTGGTAGATTTAAAGTAAGAAAGGGTGGTGCTGATGGTGATGAGGGTTCACCAGGTGCTACTGGTGGAGTTAATTCAGATAGTTTCTTTAATAAAAAACCACCTGCACCTCCAGGACCACCAGAAGCTGATGTTGGTGGAGAAGGTGGAGAAGGTGGTCCTGAGGGTATTGGTGGAATAATCTCAGCAATAAGAACAACAGTTGAATCAATTGCCGAGATTGTTGCTAATTCGCATACATTAATTCGTAATGATATTGCTCGTCGTAAGAGAGATACTGAGAAGGCATCAAGATCAGCAGCAGAGAGTAAGATGGAGAGTCCTGTAAAGGGACTTCAAAAGATGGCAGGTAAGGCATTAGCACCTGTTCAAAGTGCTCTTGACAGACTTGTAAAATTCTTTACAAATATTCTTCTGGGTAAATTATTATTAAAGTTTATTGAATGGTTTGCTAATCCTCAAAATAAACAGAAGATAGAATCAGTTGGAAGGTTTATTGGTGATTGGTGGCCGACATTATTAGCTGCATTTACATTATTTGCTACTCCTTTAGGTGGAATAATAAAATTTGTAGTTGGTAAAATAGTAACCATTACAGGATTTATGTTGAAGAAGGGGATTCCTGCGGCTATGAAGGCGATAGCGAGAAACCCGTGGGCAGCAGGTGCATTAGCTGCTGGTGGATTGGCTGCTTGGGGATTATCCAAGATGGGTGGAGATAAAGAAGAAGGTGCTAGTGGTGCTGACGGTGCTAGTGGTGCTGATGGTGCTAGTGCTCCTCCTCCTGATCCTAATAAAAAACACGACGAAGGTAATTTTGATTCTGCTGGAAATGAAATTAAGATAGGTGATAGAGTTGGATATTCTGGTGGTGGAGAAGTAATTCCTATGACACCAGGAGTTCCATTATTCAATGAGGGTGGAGCGATTACTCCTCAAACTGGTGAGAGAGTCACAGGTGCAGAACCAGATACTCAATTAATTGCTGCTCAACCTGGTGAAGTTATGATGAGTAAAGGTGCTGTACAAAAGTATGGTGCTGAGACTCTTTTAGGTATGAATGCTGCTGCTGGAGGATCAAATGTTCCTGAGATGGCAGAGAATGTTCAGAAGATGTCTGGTGGTGGATTAGTTGCTGGACCTAAACCACAACCAATGAAAGGACATCAAGTTGATTTGGGTGGTAAGGATTCTGAGACAGTAGATCTAACACCTCCTCAAGATGGTGCTGACGGTGCTGCTGGTGCTGACGGTGCTACTGGTGCTACTGGTGCTCAAGGACCACAAGGTCTTGCTGGTGGAATGTTGAAAGGTATTGGTGGTGGATTAAAAGCAGCAGGTGGAGTTGCTATGAAGATGATGGACCCATTTGGTATTGGTAGAGGATTACTTGGTAAGGCAAAGGATGCTATTGGTGGTGCTATTGGTGGAATTAAAGATAAGATGGGTGGTCCAAAAGTTACTGTTAATGCAAATCTTGTACCATCTACATTACCTGTATTAGAGGAGAGGATTACTAAGTTAGAGATGGCTCCACCACCTGCAATTGCAGAACCTCCAATGCCACCAGGAAAAGGTGGATTTAATATTACAGATTTACCACCACAGGTTATTAAAGATGGTGGCGGTGGTAGTACTTTAACTGGGTCGAGAGAAATAAAAGACTTCCCTGTAGTTTTTGAGAATGCACATCGTAAGAATTGTATGGAACTCTATGGCATCATGGGGGTAGGATAATATGGCTATTGCTGCTGGTAAGTTATTAAATATCAAAGATAAGAAGGGTTCTGCTCAGACAAAACCTGCTCTAATGATGATGCCTGGTCAGGGAGGTTATCATAAAGGTACAGAGCCAGGAGAAGAACAAGAACAATCTCAAGGTCAAAGTGGTATACTTGATGATCTAAAGGTAATTCATGAGAAGACTGTTGATATAGAGAAGATTCTTCAGAATACTTTAAATATACAGAAGGAAGATATTCGAGATCAACGTTATGAGGCAAAGACTAAGAAGAGAAAGGGTTCAGAGAATGCTTTAGAGAAAGCAGGTAAGGGTGCTAAAGCAGTAGGAGGACTCTTTAAACCAGTTCAAAAAGGAATAGGAGTAGTTAAGAATTTTATTATTAATACTGTATTGGGGATGATATCCCTGAAGTTATTGAAGTGGTTACCACAGGTTATAAAATTCCTTTCTATTGCGGAACCAGTCTTTAATTGGATTGGAAATATTGCTGGTGTTTTACTTGGTGCTGTTGTAGGTTTTATTGACTTGGGATACAAGGCAGTAGATACTGTCAAAGGTGTAGTTACTAATATATTTGGTGAGGGTGGAGCAAAGGCATTCGATACATTTACGGGTGTCTTTACCAAGTTTGCTAATCTTGCCATGATTCTTATGATGGCAACTAGCAAGATGAGTCAAGGTAAACCTCCAAAAGGTAAAGGTAAGACATCTAAGTGGAAGAAGAAGTTAGGTAACAAGTTTAAAAAGACTAAACTTGGTAAGAGGTTACGTAATCTTAAAGCGAGAAAGCTTAAGATGATGCGTAAATTCACTAAGGGTATAAAAAACTTCCGAAAAGGTATAACTAGGGGTGCAGGGAAGTTTGCTAATAGGGCAATGGGTGGATTGAATACCCTTGTCAAACGAGGTGCAAAAGGTGCATTCCAATTTGCAAGAAGAGGTTTTGGTGCTGCTAAAGGTGTAGCAGGTAAAGTAGCAGGTAAAGCAGCAGGTAAAGTTGGTGGACTAGCAGCGAAGATATTTGGTAAGGCAGCGAAGTTTATTGTGCCCGCAGTAAAAGGTGCAATGCCCGCAGTAAAAGGATTCTTTGGTAAGATTCCTGTTATTGGTCCTTTAGTTGTTGGTATAGTCTCTATATTATCAGGGGAACCTCTTGGTAAAGCATTATTCAAAACTCTTGGTGCTGCATTAGGTGGTGCATTAGGAACCTTTATACCTATTCCTGTTCTGGGAACATTGATTGGTGAAACCATTGGTGTGTTCGTTGGTGATTTACTTTATGAAGGTTTAATGGGTAAAGGATGGGGAGCAGCAGGTAAGAAATTACTTGGTTCTCTGATGAAGATCTTCAGTGCTGGTAAGGCAGTATTTGATTGGATAACTGGTGGATTTGGTAGGTTCTGGAATGAAGTTCCTAAATTTAAGATACCAGATTTTCCTAAGAAACCACCAAAATGGATTCCTGAAAAGGTTGGTTGGTTTGGTATTCCTGGTTGGGTTAGAGAAGGAGTTTGGAAAGGTTTAAGAACTGGATTAAAAGTCTTAATGGGACCATTATCTTTACTAATGGGTAAAGAGGTTCCAAATTTGTTGTGGTTAATGAATCCATTCCAGACCGCTCCTGCATTGGTTAAATCATTCTTCCCACCAAAAGGATCTGGATCTAAGAAAGCAGAAACAGTCACACCAGAGGTAGAGGAGGACGAGAAAGCCAAGGCGAAGAAGAAGGCGAAGAAGAAGGCTGATAAGAAGGATCTTTTGATTGCAAAACTTAAAGGTGAACTGAAGGAAGCTAAGAAGATTAAAAAACTAAACTTCAAGGTCGAGAGAATTACTTTAAGTGGTGATGTAGAATCAGTATCTTCTGAAGCATCTTATGAAGGTGGAACAACGGAGATTGTTAAAATAAATAAGATAGTTGAGAAGAATGTTTCTTCTGGAAATGCAGGAGGAGATAAATCTTCTGGAGGATCATCTAATAATGGTACTATAGACAATAGGATGGAGGCAGCACTAGCATAATGTCAGCAGTAACAGCAAATAGTATTCTTACATCTGGTGATATAATCAAATGTGAGATAACATCTAACAGAGAAGGTAGCAAGAAGATGGACATCTCTGCTGGTATTGTTATGTTCAATTATTATGAGAGTGTTCTTGATAGTACAGTTAGATTTACTATAACTGTAGTAGATACTGGTCAAGGTGAGGAAGGTAATACTGCAATCTCTGGTTTACAGTTAAATGGATTCGAGAAAGTAGAATTGACCTTTGAAGATAATCAAGACAATAAATTAAAATTTGAAGGTGATAATGCTATGTGGATCGCTGAGATCCGTAATGTAACATCACATACAGAGAGAGCAACATATACTCTTGATCTAGTATCTAAAGAGTTCCTTGCAAATGATTTGTGTAAGACTGAGGTATATGCTAGGTACGATGGTGAGATATCTGAATCTGTTGGTAATATATTAAGTGAATTTTTAAAATCTAAAAAAGAATATGAAGGTGATTCTACAAAGAATAAGTATAATTTTATGGGTCAGGGTAAAAAACCTATTAAGTTGATGACAGAAGTTGCTAGATTATCTGTTAGTGAAGAAGCATCAGAATCAGCAGGATATTTTTTCTATGAGAATTATGATGGTTTTAGGTTTAAAGCAATTGATGTTTTGTTTAAACAGGAACCAGTTAAGAGTTTTGTGTATAACTCAAGTACATCCCTTCCTGAAGGATATGATGCTAAGATACTTGAGTATAGTTCTAAAGGTACTATTAACGTTAAAAAGAATTTATTAACTGGAACATATGGATCTAAGATGGAGACATATAATCCATTTACAGATATTTTTGATACCGCAGCAAAAGTAGTAGAGAACGTTGCTCAAGAGGTATTGGGTGGTAAAGATTTACCTCTTATGGCTGAGGAGTTCATTCGAGATTATGGACTAGAATCTAGGAGATTTTTTAGAAGACTTGATATTGGTGAATTACCTGAGGGTGATGTGGATGAACAGGTTGAGAAGGGAACAGATGAGAATATATCTGCAAAGGATGTATTCATGCAGTCTGCTATGCGTTATAATAAATTGTTTACTGTTGTAGTAACAATAAAAGTTCCTGGTGATTTAAGTTTAAGGGTAGGTGAGTTGATTAAGATTGATTTACCATCACAGACTACTGAGAAAACAGAACGTCCAGATAAGGAACTAAGTGGCATATATATGATATCCGATCTATGCCATCATTTATCAAGTGATAGTTGCCTGACGAAAGTGCGTCTAGTACGTGACTCATTCGGTAGAAACTGATATAATGACACTAAATACCTACATCATATACTGAACGAATATGACTACTAAAGTTCCAGAACACGACCTAAACCATGAATCTTATATTGATCCAAAGGATCATAAAGAACATGTAAATCATGGTATGATTGAATATACAGAGGCAGATTTAGAAATGCACAATGATGCTTTTCATGATCATGAAGAGAATGAAGAGAATCCAGGTGGTGCTAAGATCAATGACTGGCATGAAAGACATAATGATCAACACTTAGAAGTGTATTGTGATAATCATCCCGATTCATTAGAATGTAGAGTTTACGACGACTAATGGTAGCAGACTCAGGCTTACTCTTTAATCCAGAATCCATTTCCAAGACTTTTTGGGAAGGTATCGTTGCGCCACGAGATTCTTGGCCTAGGGATGAAGAAGGTCTGACTAGTACAGATGAGTTAAAGAACTGGAGTCAGAGAGTTCGTGTTAGAATTATTGGAGTGAACTCTCCTGACAAATCTATTAATCCAGATGATCAACTTATTTGGGCAGAACTACCAGGAAGTACACTGGGTAGTGGACATAAAGGAGGTGGTGCATCTTCTGCTGTTACCCAAGGTACTCATGTTCGTGGTATGTGGACTAATGCTGCTGAAAAGACAGGTGCATTTATTATTGGTATAAAATCCAATAACGAACAAACTAAACTAAACAAGAAGCAAGAGACCACTGATGGTTTTGCTCCTCTTAGTGGGTATACTGAAAAAGATCAGGTTGCATCTTATGATATACCTTTAAAGCAAGGTCAACCTATGGAAGGATTTTCCTATCCAAATGTTTGGGGTATATCTGATCAAAGGCAACAGGAAGAACCAGTACTTGGGTTTGCTCAACCTAGTGAGTGTGAAAAAGTTCCAATGGGGCAGGTGCAGAAGGCTGTCCAGGGAATGATTAAAGATATTGAGAGAGCACAAGACCAACTTTCAAGGTGGGAGAATACTGCCTCTGGATGGATTAACGACAAACAAGAGTACATCCAAAAGAAAGTTGATATCGCATCTAACTTTGTGGCGAGAGGCATGAAGTGGATGATTAAAGAGATGCGTAAGAATGTCTTGGAGACACTTAATAATGAGACGAAGAAGTTATATCACGAAGTTGCTCCGATAGATCGAGATAAAGTAAAAGCTGCTAAAGATGCTACTCTTGAGTTATTATCTTGTTTATACAGTAAGATAACCAAGAACCTATTTAAAATGATAGGTGATTTCTTAGGCAAGATGGTTGATAGATTTATTAATGTACCAGCATGTGCTATTGAGAATTTCATTGGTGGATTAATGGGTAATCTACTAGGAACTATTAGTGGATTGGTTGATAGTATTATGGGTAGTCTCTCCAGTATTCTTGGTGGGGCATTTAATGTTGCAGATTCTATTTTAGGTCTTCTAGCACAACTTGCAGGATTCTTCTCTTGTGATGATAAGCAAGAATGTCCAGAGTCTAGTGAGTGGGATATATTTGCAGGTGGTCAACCAGATGCAACATTTGATATTCAAAGTGTTTTAAATTCTGCGAAGGGACTTGCTGCTGATGTTAAGACAGCAGTTAATCTTGATACTTTAGCAGGATTAAATCTAGATGATATGTTAACCTCTGCTACAAATGCTGCTAATTCATGTAATGTTGGACCAGTATTTTGTGCTCCACCAGTAGTAACTTTTTGGGGTGGGGGACTTGATCGTAATTCACCAAATCATGCTAGAGGTAATGCAATTATTAGTGCAGCAGGTGATATTCTTGGAGTTGATATTATTGCACCAGGATTAGGATATACAAAAGAACCTTTTGTTACCATTAAAGATAATTGTGGTAAAGGTAATGGTGGATTTGTTAGACCAAAGATGTCGAGAGATGGTGGTACTAATCCAGCTACAGGTCTTCCAACATATAGTGTTAATAATGTTGTAGTAGAAGAATCTGGATATGGATTCCCTTCACAACCAAATGGAGATATGGGTGGTGATGGTAGAACTTGGGCAACTGCTAATCAAACAGTAGTTAAAAGAGCTGATGGTAAGTGGCAAAGATTTGATCCAGATGTAGAAATAACACCAGAAATTGATACCACTACACCTAATGTGGATGGTGGTATTGGTGATACAGTAATCAGACCAGAGGATAGGAATATAGTTGGAGTTGGATCTGCTATAATTGGTCCTAGTGGTAAAGTTACTCCAATTACAAGCAGTGGTCTTCCTCCTGGTGGTAGTGGAACTGAGACCTTGGATGGTGATCAACCAATGGAAGATAGAATTGCACGTAGAAAGGGTACAACTCTAATTCCAGGTACAGGTCCTAATGGTGAGACTGACTTTAATGCATTCCCTGCATTAACTGTTGGTAGTTATCCTGTGATGCTTTATCTTTGTGGGTTGGAGATCGAATCTGCGGGTATGAATTATGATTCTAACTATGATAAAGTTGTTATTGAACCCAATACCTCTGGTGCAGAGATTAAAGCAACGTTTGGTCCTTTTGGTGTACTAGATACTGTTGAGATTATTAATCCTGGTGAAGGGTGGACAGAGAGACCTGAGATATATGTCACTACTGAGACTGGATATAATGCTGTCATAAACCCAATCTTCTGTGTTAGAAGAATTGGTGATGATACTGTTGGTGAAGTACCACCAGGCACACCTCTTGTTAGAGTTGTTGATTGTGTTGGTAATGTTAATAGGGGAACTATTGATCCTGATAAAGGATATCGAATCATAGAGAGTAACTAATGGCAAAAATAAAAGTACATAACCCATTAGAATTGGGTAATGATTACGGTCATTTAAAGTTTGGTCATATTAATATGAACAACCAATTGAGTGGTATTATGCTTAGGAATGGTCTTCCTGGTCAGGAAGTTGAGCATTATATGACTATGATCTCTTCTGGTGCTCAGAAGGGTGGTACTATTAATAGATGTCCAGGTGTATATCAGATACACTGTGGAGAGAGACCTGTAACAAATAATGCGTTCATATTAAATGCTGCTGAAGGTGATATTGTTATTAGAGCAGCAAGAGGTAGAGTAAGAATAGAAGGACAAGATATTGATATGCATGCCAATAAGGGTATAATTAATCTAGACTCTAATGAGAAGATTAATATGAAGTCTAAAACTATTGAAGTTAATGGTGATTCTGTAGTAAAATTCTTCTCATCTGGTTTATTGGAAATGATTGGTCAGAACACTCTTAATTTTTGGGGTGGATTGATTGATTGTGCTGATGGAGCAACAACAGGTCTTCCATCTAAAGGTGAATCACTATTAGAAGATCAACAACGAGAAGGTGGATTAGATGGCTAAGTTTCCAGACATAGAGTGTAAAAAAACTTTATTTGTAGGTGAGGGATTACCTGCATCTGTATTAGGAATTGGTCCTAGTCAGATTAGAGGTGGTGCATATATTGAAGCACCTATGGTTGTTGGTGCTCCTTGGTTCACCTATTCTGAAGCAACTTTGATGGTTGCTAATACTTTTAATCCTGATGGATTATTGCCACCAATGTCTTTAAAGGTCAAGGGTGACTCTGTGATGGAGGGTAATGGCAGAATGTCAAATGTCCTTAAGATCTCAGGACCACAGACTGATTTATTATATGTTGATGGGGATGCCTTCTTTACTGGTCGGGTAGATTGTGGTAATAAAGGTAAACTTGCTTCAAGATTCGCAGCAGCAGATGCCTCACCAAAACCATTTGATTTAGTACATCCTACCAAAGGTAAAGGTCATAGACTTAGACATGCATGTATTGAGGGACCAGAGGTAGCAGTATATTATAGAGGAAGACTAAAGGATTCTAATAAGATTGAATTGCCATATTATTGGAAGGATTTGGTGCATGAAGATACCATTACAGTACAACTACAACCTATTGGAGATCGACACTTCCATCTTAATGTGGTAGAATTCAACAATGAGTTTATAATTGTGAAGGAAGCAGATGACAAACCAATTGATTGCTTCTATCATGTTTATGGTGAGAGGAAGGATGTTAATCCATTAATTACTGAGTATGAAGGTAATAGTTGGGAAGATTATCCTGACCCTAATTACGATCCAAATAAAGTGGATTCTGATACTAAAGACTTCTTAGATCCTAGATTCTCTGGACCTCCAAACACACAAACAAAATAATGCCTCGATATCGCTTCCTTGGTAACGGCAACGGAACCAAAAAGAAAAAGAAAAAAAAGAAGAAGGAGGAGAGCGAGAAACCTAAAAAGAAAAATTACAATGGTTAACTATGAGTGAAACAACTTTAGTATTGGTAAGTGGAGGATTTGATCCATTACATAGTGGACATATTGCATTTTTTAAATCAGCAAAAGAATTAGGAACTCTAGGAGTTGCTGTTAATTCTGATGATTGGTTAATTAGGAAGAAAGGAAAATATTTTATGAATGTAGCAGAGAGGATGTCTATAATTAAGGAATTGAAGTGTGTTGATGTTTGTATTGAATTTAGGGATAAGGATGATACTGCTAATGATGCAATCTATATGGCACTTGAAGTATATAATAAGGTAATCTTTTGTAATGGTGGTGATAGAACTAAAAGCAATATACCAGAGATGGAAAAATGGAAGGATGATGATAGAGTGAGTTTTGTTTTTGGTGTTGGGGGTGACGATAAAAAGAACAGTAGTTCATGGATTCTTAATAGGTGGAATGAAAAAACTTCTGTACGTTGAAGAGAATTTTTTAGATCCTTCTCTTTGTCAACCGTTTATTGATCTTTTTGATGTTAAGAAAGAAGATCGTGCTCTAGATGCTGTAACACATTCAGATCCAAACGACACTCTTACATATATTCCAAACCAACCATTTGATAAGAATTATGGTGCAAAATATTTGGGTGGTAATGTAGATCCTATAGATATGAATTCGACAACGGATGAATTATTTGGTGGTGTTATTAATAATGTAACAACTTTATGTAAGTCCTTCGAGAATGAGATAGCACTAGATTATGTGGGTGTTGTAAGATGGCCCATTGGGTGTTTTATGAAACCTCATTATGATGATAATAATATTCATAGACCAGATGTGTTTGCAGCAATGCTTTACTTAAATGATGGTTTTAAGGGTGGATCTACTATGTTTGAAGATATGGAGGTCAAAGCAAAGGCAGGGAAGTTAGTTATCTTCTCTAATTCACAACTTCTTCATTATGTTAGTAAAGTTGAGGAATCGGAGAGATTTGTTCTCTCGTTTTGGTATAGTAGACCCTGATGCCTACGTATCATCATAAAGAGACTGGGAAACGATTCCTGTTTGTTCATATTCCAAGGACTGCTGGTAGATTTATTCAAGAGAATATAAGATTAAATGAATATGTACCAGAGCAAATTATATGGGAACCAATTGAAGATGTTGAGATCTCTCATCTTCATCGAGAACTATATGAGAAGTATTTGGATGTAGAGTACCTAGAACAGATTGCTATTGTACGAGATCCAGTAGAAAGGTACTTATCATTAAAGTCTCATCCACATCATCCAAAGGGATGGTTTAGACCACAAGTAGATTATATTAATATGAAAACTCATCTTTGGAGATTTGAGGATGGATTTGGTGATGCTTTTGCTGAGTGGATGAGTAATATACTACAGAATGATTTTATAATTCAACCATTAGAATCTAACTTTCTCCACAATATTCATGGACAACCAATTTTATTGGAGTATATGCAACCAGAATATAAGAGAATTATAAAGACGGATGCTATTGTTGACTATGTACACCTCCACTATAGGGAGGACTTGACACTCTTGTCCTAAGACTATATAATGATACAGTAATCAATTGATTCTCAGTTTTGTCCATTGGTTACAAACCCTTCAGAGGGAGTACAAAAGATCTCTAGGTGTAATACACAGATAGAAAGAGTGCCCTCTAACAACAATTAAAACTGCAAATGAAACTAAAAATTACTTGGCAATATGTTTGGTATGAAGATCAAGTAGTTAGAATGTGTTTTATAAATGGTTATCCTTATACTTTTGAGGATTTAACTACTGAAGAGTGTGTTGATAAAAAAGTTGCTCAAGAAGCAAATCAAAATAAGGATAATAACATAACATACACTCAAGAGCAGTTGTATGTTTTTTCTCGTTATCTTGTGATGGAGCAAGCACACCCAGAACATTTTGATCTGCAGGATCAAATAGAAAACCCTAGAGAACTACCACTAGACTAATGGAATTAACAGAAGAAAATGTAATGAAGGTTCTTGAAGACCTTATACCATACATCGAAGCAGATGGTGGATGGTTAGAGTTTGTAGAAATAGAAGAAGAAACGAACCTTGTCAAAATAAGATTAGGTGGTGCATGTGAGTCATGTGCCATGAGTGCTATGACATTGAAACAGGGTATAGAGAAGAAAGTGATGATGGATATTCCTGATTGTGTTGGAGTTATTCAGGTATTATGATTTTACCAGGAACTACAGTGACAGTGAAGAATCCCACCTCTATATACTGTGGATACGTTGGATTCATTCAGAGAATTAGTGGTACTAACGCAGCAGTTCTTTTTGATAACTATTCTCCTTGGGAGAAGATGGTTACGTTCCCCATTAAAGACCTAGAGGAGGGAGGAATAGGACCAAGATGAGGCAGTATCATTATGATCTGAAAAAATATCCCCTGTCAGAAATTGCTCTAGAGTCGATTCAAAAGCATTATCCTGATGTAAAGGATTTAACTTTATTACATGAACATGTTCCTGCTAAGAAGATTGGAGAGTTAGCAAAGGTTATAGGTAAGGATTTAGCAGATACTAATTTTTATAGTATCTTTGATACCTTAGTAGAGGATCATCTCTCTTTAGGTGAGATATTGGTGCAAAGGTTTGGTAATATACGGATTAATATACCCAATCAAGATAATGAAGGAACTGTTCTACCATTCCATCAAGGTCAATGGGTTGGTAATGGTTTAGGTCTTAGAACAGTGTGGTTACCTTTTACTGATGCCTATGATAGTAACTCTCTGCAAATAGTAAACCTTATGGATAGTAGGGAAATTACTGATGCATGTAAGGAGTGGGACTACCTTAGACTTCAAGAGGAATGTAAAAAGTTTTGTGAACCAGTTAATCTTAAAAAGGGACAGTTTATTTTGTTTACACAGGAGCATATTCATGGTGCTGCTCCCAATAGAACTGGTAAAACTAGGATAAGTGTTGATGTTAGACTTTTATTAAAAGATGGTCAACCTCATAGGAAATGGCCTGGTGCATACTTTAGAAAATTAGGTGATGCAGACATTCATTCACGTAAGGTCGAGATTAAAGAAGATGATAATGTTGTAATGTATGCTGAGTATGAGGGATTTAAG